TTAACCAGCTTGTTAGCCATATCCTGATTCATGCCAGCTTCTTTGGCCAATTCAGTAAACTGGCTAATTAACGGGCTTTCAGCATCTAGCTCAACGCCTTTTTCGGCTAGATCATCAGATAAAGCAAACTCATAGGCATCAGGCGCACCCGTAAATGAACCAAACTTGCTGGATAGCTGGTTATAGGACTCAAGCACCACATCATTGTTGACGCTCTTAGTCTCATTATTCCAGAATTTCTCCGGGACATTCTCTGGACGCTCAATAGCATCAGCAACAATATAGGCATCGCTTGGCGTATCTGCTGGCGTATCTACAACATCATTCATAGTTCACTCTCCACTGCTTGAATTTGGGTAATGATGTTTCTAACGAACATCTTGCCACCCTCGGTTAATCCCGCCCCAAACTGGCTAGACTCAGGCAGTATGGTAGGAATCATTAATAAATCGTTTTTCCATTTCTCCAGCAACTCAGCGCCATGCTCATTCTGGACAAATACCCTATGAAGCAATATGGCACCTTGCTCGGCACTCTTATTAAATGCTTCTGTCTGTTCTAAGCCTTCATCAAGAAAGGCATCTATTGAATTTTCAGGTAACGCTTCCACTGTCTAGCCCCCATTAAACCGTTATTTTTTGAAAAAATCTGTCTCATTCATAGGAATATCGGCCAAAAAAGGCCATTACCCCAATTCATCCGCCATCGAACTAACACTACCATCATCACCAGCAGCAGGGGTGGCCTGAGCAGCTTGCATTATTTGTTGTGATGCAGCCTTTATATCTTCTGCGCTTCTCGCTAAATCCGCCGTAGGCAGTCCTAGCTTCTCAGCAGTCCAATTAGGTATATTTTCAACCTGAGCACCCAATGCCACTACTTCTGGAGGTAATGTCTGCATCTGCGCCCACCATACCTGGAAGGACTGAAACTCTTCCTGCTCCTCAGCCTGAGCCAGTGGCGACTGCATTCTAATAGATACTTCCTTGCCATCCACCTTAATAGCCGGTAATCGACCATTGGACGCTAATATCTCAACACCACGCTCAACAATCGGCTTGATCTTCTCGGTATTCAATCGACCAAAGGATGCACCACTAGTACGCAGCATTTCCTGAGTCCTTAGCATGTTCTCAGTAGCAGACCTGACAGGATCGTCAATATCACCCATTGGGTTGGAAAACAGCGCTTTATTAATATTCGACTGCAAGTCCTCAAGGATAATCTGCCCTACATCTAACCGCCCACTATTCTCTAATGGCTGGATAGAGGGATTCTGATTAGAGTTACTGCCTACCGGAATAATAGAGCCTGGAGCTATCCGCACTGTATGGGGATTCCATGTACCATCAGACAGAGCTGTATAAACGCCAGTCATCTGTAAAGCACCGTTCTTTAAGATGTATTCCTTCACCTTATTGGCTGTGCGAATATCCGCTATTACGTCGATAACAGGGCCACGACCATAGACTTCGCCGGGAATAACATTAGTCCGGTAGATAATCAGAGGGGACGTAGTAAAGGATTGAGTGAAGATTAATTGCTTCTTAGGCTCGTAAATAACAATCTGGTGGAACTCACCATCAGCTTTTAACACGCCGTTAATGATCTTAACCTTAGCATCGGGCTCCTTCTCTATCTTCTTACCTAAATCATCCCCAAAATCACCAGCAGGCCACATATCAGGCACATTACGGGCAGGCACTTCATGTTCACGCCAACCAGTATTCTTGGCACCCTCACCGGCCTCCAGGTATAACTGAGCTAATGGGATGGATGTAAACTTGAATAATGGCTCACCCTCTAGCTCGTTACCCTCTTCAAAGAACATGGCACCCGTTGAGATAGCTAAGTCTTGGTCACTCTCGGTTGATTGATTGCTGTAATCAGACTCATCTAAGTGATTAAAGAAGATATCCGTAGCCTCTTCTAATTGCTTGTTCAGGTTATCACGATCACCTTTAGGGGTATTAGTGCCAGCAACGAAGTTAAACCACTGCTTCCAAGGGGGTGTATGGGCTGATTGAATACGGGCTGCATAGGTGCGAACACCAGCCACCGCTGTACTGTCGTAGACGTGACGGTTCTTTTTCTGGCCTGGAGAATGGAAGTTAAATGTCTCCTTCTGAGGCAAAGCAAAGTCATAGGCTTCCTGTAACAACGAACGCCACAACTCTCTGCGCTCTTTAGCCTTACCGAACCGTTTAATAACAGCTTCCATGCCGCCTAACCCATTAGGGAGTTTATAAGCCATATTAGCCGCCCAGTGTAGTTGCTAGACCTGTAGGGGATGATTTAATCAGAGATCGGCGCCCAGCACGACCAGACTGAGCAAATGACCGCTTCTCAGCTATCTCGCTTTCTTTCTCAGCCAGCATGACAGCCTCTTTCTGCTGCTGTGCTTTAAGCTGTGCCGCTGCATCACGACGAACAGCACTGGCACCTGTTCGTAAAGGCTTTTCTACAGCCTTGCCAGCCCTTTCTACTAGCTCGGCACCACTAGCAAGCTTCAAACCGCGCCTGGTAACCTTCTTTACTGAATCACCCATGACTCAACCTCTTATATAATTGATAGGGAGTCCAGCACCAGAATGCCCTGATCCCCAATAGTGATTTTACCACCTCTACACAATTAAACACACAAAACGTATAGCGATAGTCATTAGGGTTAATTATAGCCTTAATTGATAGGATTACGCTATCAGGGGCAATACATCGAATATGAGGATAATCTAGCTTACTCAACAGACTAACCTCAGTGACACTATTCTTTGCATCCACTACCTGCCAGAACTCACCGCCTGGACTCTCTTTAACCGCATAAACATGCTGGAAGTTAGGCTCTAACCACCTGAATACCCAGTGATTAAGGGTGGTATTACGGAATATCACATACCAATGAGTAGTGTATTTATCGGTGGTATCCATCAGAACACCTCAAAATCAGACTTTGCCATCACCGGAGCATGGCTTCTTTCCTTCTGTGTGAGTACTTCCTGCCACCCCATAGCTAATTGACGCAATGAATCAGCACAATGGCTAGCCCAGTCATGCAAGGGGTTATCCCTAAAGACACCTTTCTTCTCGTCATACTCATAACGATATTGGCTGATACACTCGATACCATGCCGACAGCGCTTCTCATCAAACCAGAACCGGCTAAATAACCGTCTAGTCGCCTCAATGCCATCAGCTACCTTATGCTGCTGCACCACTCTAAAGGCTATGCCCATCTGCAAAGCAGTATCTCTGCGACTCTTGCCTGTGGATAACTCCCTGACCTCAATATCATGCGGGGCAAAATGCTCACCATAGGTAATACCGTGATCCCTTTTAAATTGATCCAGGTGATTAATGTAATGGGCCATACCTTCACCAGTATGCTCATAGTAATTAACAAACCGTATCTCTTTCCCTACAGCCTGAACAAACCAGATAGACATAGAATCCGATATGCCCAAATCCCAGAACGTATGTACAGGAATAGAGGGCTCTATAGGTATAAACCCTATCCGGTCATCCCTTAATGCTGCTGCCATTTCTTTACCATACACCGCACCACGAATAGCCGCTGTCCATGAGCATTCATATTCCTGCTCATATTCCTCATCGGTCATAATGCCCCGTGCGTCCTGTAGCTCATCCTCTGCCACAATACCGGTATCACTGGCCTTATGGACTACTGTAAACCATCGTTCGTCATTTCTGGCATGGTCGTATAGGTCGTAGAATGCATTCTTGCCTTTGGGCGTACCTATGAATAATGCCCATCCTTGTCTATCGGATAACGCTGGCCGTAGAACCTCGCCAAATAGACTTGAGGGCATTTGGGCATATTCATCGAGAATACATCCATCAAGGTATATACCACGCAAAGCATCAGGTGTATCACAGCCAAACAACTGAATACGACCGCCATTAGGGTAATCAATACGCAATTCAGACTGATTAATTTGAATTCCTGGTATAGGGCGTGAGTAGTGCTGTAAATAATCCCATGCAATCGTTTTCGCTTGCTTATACGTAGGGGCGAGGTAGGCATAACGTGGGCGCTCCTTCTTTGATGTTAGGCAGTCTCTCAGTAAATGGTTGATAGCAAATACTGTTTTGCCAAAACGACGATGGCAGACAACAACTGACCAGCGTTTTAACTCGTCATGTATTGCCTGCTGTAAGGGTCTAGGGGAATAAGGTATTACAACGGAGCTTGCCATGTAATATGTATCTCACCATCATGCTCGACATCAGCGATTATATCCATTGCCTTGAGATCAGGTAGTATTTTACCTAATAGGATCTTGGCAGCATTAACCTGTGAGGATGTCATTATTTCCTCTTCTGCAAGTGCATGATTTGTAAGGCGATTTATAAGCTGACTAGCCTGTATCTTTTTCCTTGTATTTTCATCATGCTGTATGCGGTCTCTAGCAGCCATTAGTATTCCCTACCCTCTACTAAAGATTGGATAATTTCGTACTTTATGCGCATTTCTTTTGATGCTTCAACCTGTTCTCTTAGGCTTCTATTGTTTTCATCTAACGCACGAATCTGGGCTTTTAGGTTGGCTACATCCTGCTCCATAGCTTGATAAATATCGTCTGTGATGTATTGCTTTTCATCACCAAGCTGGACACCTACACCCCCATCATCTTGGAAAATTATAAAATTAGCCATTATCCCACCTTCTTAAATTTGGTCATATCGTCCTTAGTAGGGTGATATGGGGTTAAGCCTGCTCTAATAAGGAATTGATGGGATGTACCGGATTGGTGAGCCATACGGATGATAAGCTGCTCTAAGTTGTGGATGCGAGCTTCTAAGGCTTCCACATCAATCTTAGGTTTGGCTTTTGGGCCTGGCTTGGCTTTGGGCTTTTCTTCGTTAGTTGATAATGATTGATCCATTGTTAACTCCACTGATATGTGATTGATTTTTTAGTGCTCTTTTGCGCATTAGCTCTTGTTCGGCTAATTGTAGTTTTAATTGTATCAAAGGGGCAGCAGCCTTGCCTAATCTCTCTATGGTGTAATCAATGAGGTGTCGGCGCATATTAACAAAAGACTGCTTGCCTAAACCTGCTTTAGCAAATGTATTAGCCATGTGCTCTAGGGCTTCTGCGGCCCTTTCTGGATTATCTTCACACAAGGCATCTGATACATCCTGTATCATTTTGTCTGCTTCATCATCTGTCATACTATCTCAGTACCGCTTGATAAGGTAATCGTTCTGCTGATCTTCTCTACAGTCACATTATACAGCTTAGTTCCGTTAGATGCCTCAATTAGTAACACGTCACCTGTTTTTAATAGGCTGGCGTAGGCTGCATTACCATCAAAGAATACAGCACCCTCGATTGTAGATAGGGTATCACTGGTCTTAATAGTAAATAATGGGCCATTGTTAGTACCTATACTATAAGGAGTGGTTAGTATGGGAGCGCCAGAAGAAGGGTTAAAACTC